CCACTCGGCACCTCCTTAACGCAATTATAACGGAGCATATTTTTTCCTTGCTATCGAAAAGTTTCAAATGGGTAAACAGCGAGAGGCAAGAAGTGCTCGTCTTTCCGAGCTGCCACCTCCGCGGGATAATTAATTTGTCAACACTCAATTAACCAATGGAGGAAAAGATGTTTGCTTATGAAACTTTGCTTGAAGCGTTGAAAGAACGAAAGGCAGTGTCTTTTATTTACCATGGACAGTATCGGGTTGTATCGCCATACATCCTTGGCAAAAACAAATTGATGGGCTTGCAGACTGAGGGAGGGAGCCTTTCCGGAGAGCCTCATTCTCTTAAGTACTTCGAGGTTCCTGAGATAACCAATGTCCGAATTCTTGAAGGAAAGTATGTACCTCCTCAGACCGCTCCACAATATAAAACTCTGGGAAGATTCGTATCACCTGTTTGGGTGAACCCATAGCAACTTCCTGAGAGTTTTCTAGGCACCAGACTGCGTACTCAAGAGCTTTCAGACCTTCGTAAAACTCGCGTGCGGCTGTCTCGTTCTGAGGAGGAGCCGCGTTGCTGAGCGCCTTGTATGTTTGCGAAAGGATAGAGATTTCTTTGTTCATTTAACAACTCAACTTATTGACTCTGCTAGCAGCGATTCAAATCTTGCAAAAATGACCTCTAGCTCGATGAGCGCTCGTCTTTTTGTCCGGAAACTCAGACCGAAAACGTTTGCCAATAACAAGTCGTTTACCTTGTCTTGTTCTTTCATAAAGAATCCGGAAAAACGCCAGTCATTTCTTTTAGGTCTGACCAGACTGACGATGTTTTGACCCTTGTAATAAATCTCATAAGCTTGAGGAATCACGCGCTTAACTTTTAAAAGCATTTTTTCTCTCCTGTAAGAAACAGAAGCGCCCTCCCATCTCAAGAGGTAATGAGGAAGACGCTTTTGTTTGCGAACTGTCTTTGCTGAACGGCCCCTACTTGTACCGACCGACTTTAACGGTCCAATCCTTTTGGCTTTCTCTCTGCCGCTGGTTCACTTTCGATCACCATGCTTAGGCGCAATTCACTTGCCGCCTGGTTGCTCCCTGGCTTTTCGGTTTACTCAGCTTTAGGAGCTATTCCTTCCTGACAATCTTCAGAAGGACTTTTAAAGAACGATTGATTGATGAGGAAAGAATAACATAATGTTATGTTAAAACGCAAGCAAAACGTTATGCATTAAATAACATTAAGTTAGGTGTTTGTGCCGATTTGTTTCTTGTACGCAACAAAAAAGCCGCTTAGAGCGGCTTGGAGTAAGAGATAAAAAGACTATTTCTCTAATTTTTTTCGATATTTCATGAAGTCTGACATGACCGTGTATGTCTGAGATTCTATAACCGAGCTTACTATCCCGTACTTATTTGGAGCGTATTTGAAGTTCTTATCGACTAACTCAAGAACCCTCTGATAATTGTCTCGGCACTTTTCTTGAGCCATTTTTGTTAGGTACATAATGTCGATTTTCCCGTCTTCAAGGTTTTCATATTGGGCATAGAGACAAATGTTCAAGGCAAAATAGGCTAAAGCAGCTTCCTCGTCTTTGCTAAGTTTCTTGGGCAGTGGTTTTGGTGTGGGCTGATCTGGCGGGTTTTCAAAGACTTCAGGATCTTCTCCGGCTCCTCTATCGGTATGAACGACATCCTTTTCAATTATGCCCTTGTATTCCTCACCAACTCGTACATACCAGTCCTCAATGCAAACTTTAGACGTACATCTCTCTCTTTCCTGCCAATTCTTTTTTACCAACGCCTTGAATTCTTTGCTGTTACCTGTTTTCTTCTTTGCGAGTTGGTAAATTTTGCTCAATCGCTCATCCTCAATCGACAAGATCGGGTCGCTACAAATCATTTTTTCCGGCCAGCTTCTTGCTTTGCTGCAATCAAAACTAGCACCGTATGAATAGACAGTTGGGAGTAGCAGTAACGGGAGTAAAAGTATTTTTTTCATTGCCTTTGCCCTTCAAAAATAGTTCTGAAATCGGTTTTGGTTAGACAAATGTCCCGTGCCAAACATAGACAACGCGACCAACGATTTCTAACTGTTCCGATCCGTCTAGTTCTTCACTTAGTTTCACTGTGGGATTGTCGG